GAATCCTTAGCTTACTTTAAACATTCAAAAGTTAAGGAGAAGCTTGACAGGAGGTTCAGAGAGTTTAATTATGTGACAGACAAGTCACGATACCCCGAATACAATCTAGGTGAAAAAAGCGGCGAAGATCGATTCGTCAAGAGAAAAAAGAAAACAGTAAAAGACTTTTTAGAAGAAGAATAATATGGCTAATAAAAAAACAGTAGGAACACTCGACTCCAAAAATCTAGTTGGTAATTTTTTGAAGAATAATAAAGAAGATCACTTCAACTATGAAGAGCAGGTAAACTACAGGGTATCAAGCGGATCTCTGGAGTTCGATCATCATCTTGATGGAGGCTTTGGTCCCGGGTTGCATAGGTTCGTTGGAATGAATGAAGGCGGGAAGACTTCAGCGTCTTTAGAAGTCATGAAGAACTTCTTAAAAATGCCTAAATCAAAAGCGGTTTACTTCAAAGCGGAAGGTAGGCTTTCTGACGAAATGATTAAGAGGTGCGGAGTAAAGTTTGTCTCCACTCATGAAGAGTGGGAGGAAGGAACATGCTTTGTATTTGAGTCTAATATTTACGAGACTGTAGTAGATTTAATGCGTCAGCTAGTCTCCTCAAATGAAGAGAAAAATAAATATTGCTTTGTACTAGACTCCGTTGATGGCTTAATTAAGAAAGCTGACAATGCGAAAACATTTGAAGAGTCTGCTCAAGTAGCTGGAGGAGCAAATATTGCTGCCACATTTATGAAGAAAATGTCAATAGCCCTTGGTAAAAGAGGTCATATGGCAATCTTCGTTTCTCAGGTTAGAGCGGATATTAAGCTAGACCCATACTCAAAAGCTCCTATTCGCCAGACAACTGCGACAGGTGGTAATGCTCTACTCCACTTCGCAAACTGGATCATTGAGTTTGAGCCTCGTTTCGGTGGAGATCAGATACTACTTAATCCATCTGTAAAGAAGATGGACCCCAAGACTAATCCAGCTATCGGACATTACGCCAAAGTCGTTGTAAAAAAATCCCCAAACGAAAAGACCAACACTCGGATATCTTACCCGATCCGTTACGGAAGAACTGGTGGCAATTCAATCTGGGTAGAGAAAGAGGTTGTCGGAACTCTTGAAGCTTGGGAGTTCATCAAAAAGGCTGGAGCTTGGATTTCAATCACAGAAGACTTCAGAGAAGTCCTTTCTGAAGGAGGCTTTGAGCTTCCTGAAAAAGTTCAGGGAGAGAACAAGTTATTCTCTTTGATTGAAGATGACTCGGCTCTCTGCCAATATCTAGTAGCGTATTTTAAGAAAATGTTCAGCGGTCAAGAATGAAATTTTACTCTACAGACGGCAAGTTAAGAAACCTTAAAAACCCCAGAAAATATCACATAGATTGGGAAGCTTCTAGTCGAAGCAAGTTCCAGAAAAACGTAAAAGACTTCCTCTACCCATACTGGAGTACTGATGTTGTTTTTGAAGAGTTCAGGGTGGTTGGTAGCCGATTGTCATTAGACTTTTACAATGCTAATAAAAAAATAGCTATTGAAGTTCAGGGCGCTCAACACACCAAATATGTCAAACATTTTCACAAGAACAGATTCAAGTTTTTAGACCAACTGAAAAGAGATCAAAAAAAGCTCGACTTCTGCGAGATGAACGATATAAAACTGGTAGAGATATATCCCAATGACACTGTGGATCAGTTATTTTTTGAAAACCAAGACATTTACTTATGAACGAAGATAAAGAAGCATTCTCAATCCCAAGCGGGTTTGTGGAGAAACTATACGAAATCTCTGGAGACTCTGATAAGTATAAAGGTTTAATTATGATCGCAGCTAACGAAGATGGAGATCCAATTATTTATACCAAATTTGATTCTCTGATAACTGAATTAGGTTTAACTAAAGCTCTCGGTCAGCACCTCGCTAGATTAGAAAAACAAAACGAAGAGCCTAATGATCTATAGTTACGAATTAGAAAAGCAGCTTTTAGCTGGCCTATTAAAAGATCCGCCTTCCCTCATTGAGATTTCTAATTTCATTGGACATAAAGATTTTTATTCTGAAACCTCTTTTTTACATGCGACTATTTTCAGGGTAATTAAGCAGTCTGTTGATGCGGGGGAGGAGTTAGATAATATTATCTTGGCTCAAAGGGTTAATGAAGTCGGACTGAGCTTTGAAGGAAGTGTTAATGCTGCCGATTACATTAAGTCCCTCGCTATGAGATCTGTCCCTTCAGGGAATTTGACTAAAACAGCAAAAGAACTTAAGAAATTCTCCATCAGGAGAGAGATCGTAGAGTCTTCAGAGTTGATATCAAAGAAGATGAAAGGGATGGCTCCAGAATCTTCTTACAGAGAGATCGTTGAAACCGCTGATCAGATTTATAACTCCAAGATTAACCTGTTTGATATTGGAAGCGATATTCCCGAAAATATCTATGAAGATATGGAGCATATGATCGAGGAGAGAGGAAACAATCCAATCGAAGAGTTTGGAATGATGGGGCCGCACGATAAAGTGAATGACATCTATGGTTCACTTTTACGCCCGGGTAATATCACTGTTATTGTTGCTCGTTCTGGAGTTGGTAAGACTCAGTTCTGTATGGATTATGCGACTAAGGTCGCACTAAAATACAATGTCCCAGTTTTACATTTTGATAATGGCGAAATGAGTAAAGAGGAACTGATCATGCGTCAGTGTGCGGCTCATTCTGGAGTCCCAATGCATCTTCTTGAAAGTGGCAAATGGAGACAAGCTGGGCAAGATGTGGTGGATAAAGTTAGATCTGTATGGCCAAAAATAAGTAAATTAAAATTCTACTACTACAATGTTGGCGGTATGGATGTTGATGTAATGATTAACACTCTTAAGAGGTTCTACTACTCAACTGTTGGTAGGGGAAACAAGATGGTTTTCTCTTTTGATTACATCAAAACAACTAACGACTCTACAGGCAACAAGAATGAGTGGCAGGTTGTTGGTGAGATGGTAGACAAGTTTAAAAGATGCATTCAGAAGGAAGTGCTTGAAAACGGAGACCCAGTTATCCCAATGATTACTTCTGTTCAGTCAAACAGGAGCGGCATTACAACAAACAGAAACTCTCAAAACATTATTGATGACGAGAGTATTGTGTCCCTCTCTGATCGGATCACACAGTTCTGCTCCCACATGTTTATCATTAGGCGTAAGACGGAGGACGAGATACAGTTGGAGGGTCAACGGTTTGGCACTCATAAGATGATCAGTGTCAAGTATAGAAGTTTGGGTAGAGACATAGCTGGAGCTATTGAACCAGTTCAAGTTGAAGATTCTCTAAGAAAGAACTTTATCAATTTAGACTTCAATAATTTTAATATTACGGAGCGTGGCGACTTAAGAGATATTGTCGCTGTGCAAAACGGAGATCCACAATTAGATGACAGTATACCAGATGCACCGACAAGACAAAACAGAGACGATATCCCAGAGCTTGGTTCCTTCTGAAGAGTTTGAGAAGGTTTTAAGCTCAATAGGCTATAAACTTATTGATTGTGGTGATCATTGGAGATCACAAGCTTTATATCGTGATGGAGACAATGCTACCGCTTTAAAGATTTACAAAAATACTGGAGTCTGGATGGACTTTGTAGAGCCTAAAGGGTCTTTACCTTTTGAAGCTTTAATTCGGATGACTGTGGGTGATGACCAGAAGATATCTGAAACTTTAAAAAAAATTAAAAGTGATAAACTTTATACTACCCCAAAAGTAGACAGGATAGAAATGGAACAAATTTACCCAGAGGACTGCTTAGATAAGCTTTTCCCAAATTACAAATTCTACAAAGACCGTGGGATCTCAGAGGAAACTCAAATAGCTTTTAAAATAGGCTTAGCTGGAGTAGGCAAAATGTACCGCAGGATGGTCTTCCCCATCTACAACCAAGACAACCATATTATTGGTTTCTCTGGTCGAAAGATAGACGAGGGTAACGATTACCCTAAATGGAAGCATATCGGCAAAAAGAATACTTGGGTTTACCCCGCATGTATTCAAGAGAATGAGTGTGGTGCAGAAATTGACCGTTTGAGTCAGGTCATCTTGGTTGAAAGCATAGGCGATGCAATGGCTCTATATGATCAAGGCGTTAAAAATGTCTTAGTATTGTTTGGGCTTTCGGCTAGCCCTAACATTATTAATTATTTATCTAGCAAAGTCTTAGATGATATTTACATTTCAACTAATAATGATTCTAAATCCTCACAGAATAGAGGGTTGATAGCCGCGATCAAGAATTATCTGAAGCTAGCAAAGTATTTTGATTTAGATCGTCTCACCATCAAACTCCCTCAAAATGGAAATGATTTTGGAGAAATGTATCAAAGTGGCTATAATATTGACAACTGGCTCAATAGGGATATAGATCAACAAGAGCAAAAAGATTATATTAGTAATTTTGTCTCTAAGAACCCAACCTTATTCACTAAGGCGGAAAGTAAAATGGCCCAAAAAATAAATGACTGATCCTAAAACGCCTTTATCTGCAAGTAGAATTAAAACCGCCCAAGGTTGTTCTTGGTTGTATTGGTGTAAGTATAAGCTGAAGCTTCCTGATACCAGCAATGACGGAGCAAAAAGAGGCTCTATCTGCCACTTAATATTTGAACTTCTGGGAGAGAAAAAACGGAAGGTTCATTATGACAAAATCATGGAGGCTCAAGATATTTTTGCTGTACCTTCTATTGAGCGTTTGATAATGAAGCACGCTCGTCGCGAAGAAGTTGATGATGAGGATAATATTCAATTAATCAAAGAGATGACCTTTAATGGTCTTAACTACGATTTCTTTGGTGGTGATTTAGACAAGCCTACAAAAGAGCTTTCTGAGCAGGATTTTGATATCGTAAAGAATGATGGCCAGATAGCTTACAGGGTCAGGGGTTTTATTGATAAACTCTTTTTGTATAAAAAACAAAAGTTTGCTTTGATTAGAGACTTCAAGACTAGTAAAGATGTTTTCAAAGGTGATGACCTTGAAGACAACATACAGGATTTAATGTATAGCTTAGCTACGAAGCATATGTATCCAGAGTATGAAAACAAGCAGAGCGAATTTTTATTCTTAAAATTTGATTTAGATCCAGACGCAAAAAAAAGCGGAGTGATGAGAATGGCTCCTCTGAGCGATGATGATCTTTTTGGGTTTGAACTACAGTTGACCGAGATTCAAAAGTATTTGGACGGCTTCTCTGAAGACGATGCCTTATCTAACATGGCTTTA